GTGATGGCAGAACCAATCGGTGGAAGGAAGATCCTCAGATTGATTCCAGTGTCTAAGAAAGACAAGTGGACTATGTTCGGTGGAAACTATGCGGGTTGTTCAGACTCAAGGTTCTCAAGACTTTGTGACCAACTACTCGGTGGTACGTTCTACGGTGCCGTTGCCATTCACGATAGGGTGGAAGGATAATGGCAAAGGGATACAAAAAAGGAAGTCTTCTTATGGAGTACTTCCTTAACCCGCATTTCAAACCTACTGAGAAAGAGATGCAAGAACTAACTAAGATTTTTGGAGTAAGACCACATGAAATTAAATAATATATTATTGGGTGTAATTGGGGTTTTAGTTGCCATTCTCGGATACCAAGCAATGGGAACAATTTTAGATATGCCAGACGTAATGGTATCGAACTCTACCAAGGAATGTGTAGAGGTAATTAACTACGGGGATACTGATTGGTCATGTGACAACCTACCAAGCAAGTATAACCACATATGGGTGAAATAATGAAAGAAAATAGATATGTAGCAACAGTATCGTACTATGTGTACGCAGAAAGTGACAGGGACGCAGAGAGAAAGGCAATAGCACTGTGCCACTCTCAGAGAAAGAAATACGACAACCAGTGTTCAATTGAGTCTATTGCAGAGCAACCATTCGGTACTCTGGGTAGTAGCAAGATCGAACTGGAGAACCCTTATTTCTAAAAAAACTTGCATTTATTTCAAGAAAACGCTTGACAAATGCATCTACCTATGAGATAATAGGTACGTTGATTGGGAATNANCCCGCAACAAATTGAGAGAGAATTAAATTATGGCATATGTATCNCAAGAAGACAAAAAGAAGTTAGCACCACAGATCAAGGCAGTACTCAAGAAGTACGGCATGAAAGGTACTTTAGCANTCAGACANCATTCAAGTTTNGTNTGTAANATNAAAGAGGGTGNTCTTGATATCATCGGTGCGAAGAATGAAAGCATGGTGAANAGCAGACACTACGACACACAGTACAATCCTTATGATTGTCAGTCACTTGCTAATAGATTGCAAGATCAGTACGTTGATGTTAACACCTACTGGATCGAAGATAACTACGGTTCTAACCCGACTGTTGTTAAGTTCCTTCAAGAACTCAAGTCTGCAATGGAAGGTGAAGACTTCTATTGTGAAGATGATCCAATGACTGATTACTTCCACAGAAGTCACTACGTTGACATCAACATTGGTTCTTACAGCAAACCTTACGTTTGTACTGGTAAGTCAAAAGACTTCAGTGCTGTGGTCGAGAATTACAAGCAGAAGGCAACTGAATTGTTTGCCGCTGCTTAAAGTTCGGGGGAAAAATCCGAAGATTGGTAATGATTCCTAAGTGAATAATCCCCCTTTCGTCCCCTCTTCGGAGGGGATTTTTTTACATTATTTTTGATATAAGTACTCGTATCAAGAACTTAATAACCCTATATAATAGAGTAGAAGGATTAATAAATTATGAACTATGAACCCAAGCAACCAGAGGTCTTCGAGATTTTAGAAGAGTTCGAAAAACAGAAGAACAAAGCAGGTAGGAAAGAGGTATTGCTTAAATACCAAAACGTACCCGCACTTAAAGACATCTTGAGAGGCACGTTCGATGACTCTCTTGAATTTCTTTTACCCAAAGGAAAACCCCCGTACAAACCAAACATTCCAGAGTCCACCCCAAGTTCACTGCTGAAGAAGCATAAAGAATTCGGGTACTTTGTGAAAGGTGGTGCGGATGTCCCACAGTATAAACGTGAGAACATATTCATTCGTATGTTGGAGAGTATTCATCCCCAAGATGCGGTCATTGTTTTGTCCATGGTGAATAAAGAACCACCAGTGAAATTCTTAACCAAAAAACTAACAGAGGAGATTTTCCCCACCCTAATAGCGAAGTAAAAACTATATGATCCTTAACCCTTAAATAAACCCACTAACAAAGAGAGGTGTTGATGTCAGAAAAACAATTGGAACGGTTGAAGCAGGATAGTAAAGAATTAGATTTCTATATCCGGCGAATGAAAAAGAAAGGTAAAGCAGACCTTGCTTATAAATTAGCAAAGAAGCAGGTCTACTTAAATCAAACCATTGTTGAACAACAAATGACTCAATAAGGAAGGTGACCATATCTCTTCATCCCTCTTCGGAGGGATGTCGTATGGAACGGAAAATAAATTATGCCTATATATGAATTTAAAGATAATGAGACCAATGAAGTGCACGATGTGATGCTTAAAATCTCAGAATACGATCAGTACCTAAACGACAATCCGAATATGAAACGGGTGTATACTGTTGCACCTGCATTAACTTCGGGACACAAGAGTGCACGACAGATTGCAGGATCAGATTGGAATGACCATCTGAAACGAATCAAAGCAGGCGCTGGCAAAAACAACACTATTAAGACTTAATCTATGCGTAAAGTAAACCCAGTAAAACCTCGCAAATTAGATGCGGGACATCTCGTGACCGTTGATCCTATGACTCAAGGTCAAGAGATAGTATTTGAAGCATACAAATCTGGATCACACTTAGTGTTATCTGGATCCGCAGGTACAGGTAAAACATTCAGTGCACTCTATCTCGCACTAGAAGAAGTACTAGATAAAAGTAACAACATGGAATCNGTTGTTATNTGTAGGTCAATTGTACCTACAAGGGAGATAGGATTTCTGCCAGGCTCACTGGAAGAGAAGTTGGAAGCATACACTGCACCATACGTCTCTATATGTACAGAGTTGTTCGAAGATAAAGAAGCATACTCTAAACTAAGTGAGAATGGACAGATACAATTTATATCTACAAGTCACATTCGTGGTACTACTATCAACGATGCTGTGGTTATTGTAGATGAGATGCAGAACTTGACATTTCACGAGTTGGACTCGATAATTACACGAGTAGGTCATAACTGTAAAATAATATTCTGTGGAGATTATTATCAATCAGACTTTGTCAAAGAAGGAGACAAACGAGGTATCATGAAATTCATGGGCATTCTCGAACTGATGAAGAACTTCACCACAGTGGAATTCACTTGGGCAGATATTGTTCGATCCGACTTTGTTCGTGATTACATAATGACCAAAGACATGATAGGAGAAAAACATGCCAGTTAAATTTAAAGAGAGTCAGACGATTCGAGCAAAGGGTTCGAATAAGAAGACAGTACAACACTTCTATATGAAGTCAACACCGACTGAAGAGTTGCAGAAAGCACTTGAAGGTGCACACTTAGCACCTAAGAAACGTCAAAAGATAAATAATGAATTAGTAAGGAGAAACATTATATGAATAAAGAAGCAGTATTTGAACAATTAAAAATTGACGAAGGAGTCAAGTATGAAGTGTACCACGATCACCTCGGTTTACCAACCTTTGGGGTTGGGCACTTGGTTATCTCTTCAGACCCAGAGTATGGGGAAGAAGTTGGATTCGAAGTTACGAAAGATAGAGTTTGGGAAGTGTTCGAAAAAGATCTCCAAACCTCAATCTTTGAATGTTGTGCTCTATACGAAACAGGGACATTTGAAGCATTTCCAGACGAAGTACAGCAGATCTTGGTTAACATGATGTTCAACATGGGACGTACTCGTTTGAGTAAGTTCAAGAAGATGAACAGTGCATTAATTGATGGTGATTGGAAAACCGCCGCAGTCGAAGGACGTGATTCACGTTGGCACAAACAAGTAACCAACCGTGCAGAACGATTAATGGTGAGGTTGGAAAATGTCTCGTAGTTTGAATGATAGGATCATAGAGGCGACAAGGAAGTCTCTAGAAGGTAAGATCGAACTTCATAAAGTAAACTTAGAGATTATGCTATATAATCAAGTTGGTGTTGCAGAACACCCAGATATTATGGAGCACTTCGAACAGGAACTTGGTAAGATTGCTGAGTTTGAAGATAAACTGGAAACACTGAACAAACATTATAGTTAGATGAGGACAGGACTGTGTCTAAGTACGCACGTCATGATAACGAAAACAAGAAACGTAATCGACATAAATCGTATTATGAAATGAATAAAGGATCCCGAATCAAGAAAGTCGGGAGACCTACAAATGGAGAAGATAATGAAAAATGCGATATTTCAATACATGGTAATTACACCAGAAGTCGATGATCGTGGAGAAATTAAAGGGCATAATAGATCCGCATTATACAAGGATGTAGCACAGGTATCTAAAAACTCTTTCGAAAGGTATGCGGAGAAGATTGGTGCGGACTACCACTACTCGGACGAACTCAAGTTCATTGACACCACAGACAGTACGGCACTTTTATTCGAATGTCTTAGGGTCATCTACGATCCTATGTTCGATCAATACGACAAAGTACTATTCGCAGATACTGATATAGGTGTCAACACCGAAGAGAATATATTCGATCAGTGTGAAGGTGCAGATGTGTATGGTGTACTTGAAAGTGACATTCGAACACCTAATGGTGGTGGATATAATTCTTGGGACTTCAAGAAACAAACACTATTAAACTTTGTTTCAAAATTCAATATGCACAATATTCCTATTGTTCCATCTTTACCACCTCAAAGTCCATCTAAGTTAACCATCATGAATACAGGTGTAGTTGTGTGGGAACGTGAAGCACGTCTATTTGCACGTAAGCACTTTATGGACTGGAAAGAATGGTTCTATGCAGAACCTCAATATCATATGTCTATTATGAATGATCAACCATATCTGTCTGGACAGTTCTTGTACCATGACATGGAAATAGGTCACTTAGACCAGAAGTGGAACGACTCACCCCATTATAGTAGTGATGAGGAGTTCTTCGAGAAGGCAAACTTCTGTCATTACACTGGTGGAGAGTGGAAACTCGATATGCTCAAGCATGACAAAGAAGGTAAATTTCTTTAAATAAACGCTTGACACCATAACCATATAGTGTTATAATACGTATGTATTCGAAATGAGGTAGTGAATGAACGATTTAGATAAAGTAATTTTGACCGACTGTGACGGTGTTCTACTCAACTGGGAGTATGCCTTCCACGTTTGGATGGATACTCACGGTTATAAGAGACAATTAGGTGCACAACTTCAGTATGATGTTGGTCACCAGTATGGTATTGAGAGAGCAGTTAGTAAGAACTGCGTAAGAACTTTCAACGAGAGTGCGGCGATAGGATTCCTTCCCCCTCTTAGAGATGCCATTAAGTATGTGAGAAAGTTACATGAAGAACACGGATATGTGTTCCACTGTATTACTTCTTTGAGTGAAGATCCCCATGCTTATAAACTAAGAATGATGAACCTTGAGAAGTTGTTCGGTGAGGGTGTGTTCGAGAAATTGATCTGCCTTGACTGTGGTGCTGATAAAGATGAAACCCTTGCTAAGTACAAAGACACTGGAGCATACTGGATTGAAGACAAACCAGAGAATGCCAGAGTTGGTGCTGAGATGGGACTTGAGTCTTTGATGATCAAGCATGGTCACAACATGAGCAACGAAGAGTTCCCTAACTTCCCAACGTGGAAAGATCTCTACGAGCATATTGTAGGAATCTAAGATAAGAATCCCATATATACTTACATAACTATTATGTGAGGTATACTATGAGATATGTTGGAGTAAGTGAGAATTATCACGATGCCGCCTTATCAGTTATCGAAGATGGAGTGGTGACCTTTGCGTCCCATTCCGAACGATACTCTAAAAAGAAAAACGACAAAATAATTCATCCGTCCTTGTGGGAAGCAAGTTGCAAAGATCTACCATCTTTTGATAGGGATCATATGCACATGGCATTCTACGAGCATTCGGATGATCCTAAGTACGACTCAACCTTTAACCATCATAAGTCGCATTGTGCGACTGCATTCTACACACGTCCATGGGATGATCGTGACACAACAGTCATGGTCTCTATTGATGGTGTAGGTGAAAAACAATCTGCTGTTATTCTTGACAGCAACTTCAATCTAATCAAAGAATACCTCGCACCAAAATCAGTTGGATTAGTCTACACAACATGTACGGTTCAATTGGGTTTACGTCCACTTGAGGATGAATATGTTGTTATGGGTCTAAGTTCATACGGCACTGCCGTACCCGATATTGTAGACTGGTTAACTCAGTGGTGGGAAGCAGAGGGTGCAAACTCCGACATGAAGAACATGATGCAGTCGTGGGTAGAGAAATACGATGATGCAGATGTGGCATCATCTGTTCAAGCATTTGCTCAATACGGTATTATGCAGATTATGCACGAAGCACGTAAGCACGGATCCAAACTTGTATATGGTGGTGGGTGTGCTCAGAACGTAGTTATCAATACTCTTCTATGGGACGTATTCGATGACGTACACATCTCTATATCACCAACAGACGCAGGATCGTCTCTGGGGTGCGCTGGGTACGCACAGGAGGTCGCTACAGGCATTGATAAACTTATCTGGACTCCTTATAGGGGGTATGACATACAGAAGAAAATTAATCCATCCGAAGTAGTAGATCACTTGTTATCAAAAAAAGTATGTGGTATTGCCAATGGTAAAGCAGAGTTCGGCCCTCGTGCACTGGGTAATAGATCTCTGATTGCAGATGTACGATATGATGTAAAGGACACAGTCAATACAATTAAACAGAGACAGAAGTACAGACCGTTTGCTCCCGCAATCCTCGAAGAGTTTGTTGACGAATACTTTGAGGGTGTGACTAATGAATACATGCAGTTTACCTGTAAAGCAAAGCATGACTATTCGTCTGTAACACACGTAGACGGGACTGCACGTGTACAGGTAGTGAAGAAAGACTGTGAGTCAGTGTTCCGTAAAGTGATAGAGGAGTACTATGAGAAAACAGGTGTTCCGATGCTACTTAATACTTCACTAAATATCCGAGGTAGACCAATGGTCAATGACGAACATGATGCACATCTGTGGGAACAGAAATATGGGGTAAAGGTATTTTAATGTATAAGTGGGTAAAAAAATATAGGATCGAAGAGGACATCTTCGAAGAAGAACGAGATAATATCTTGATGGCAATTGAGATGATTAAAGATGAAGCAGATACTAAATTTGCTAAGATGACTGCATCCGATTATAAAGTTGCAAGAAAAGAACAACGAGTTCCGTACCATAAAAATTTAATGAGAATGATAGAACCCTGTATAAAAGATTACATGGATGAATGGCATTGTGAAGTGTATGATATGCAGAATGTTTGGTTTGCGGAATACCGTGATGGTGCAGACTTTGATTACCATAGTCACGAAGGTTGCAATATGTCTGGTGTACTACAACTCGTATTAGACCACAAAGAAAACGCAACCTATTTGATGAATCATGGAGATTTAGCATTAGAAGAAGGTGATTGTTGCATTTTTCCCGCAATGTTACCACACAAGAGTCCCTACGTTTTTGATGGACACAAGATCGTAATAGGGTTTAATTTTAATATATCTGGAAGTAAAGCACATTCAGATGGTCTAAAAAATTAGGAGATAGACATGGCAGAAGAAAAAAAGAAACATATTACCGTTGATTCAGATGGTAGTTTAGCAGGGGCAGATGTCAACGGAGACGGTCATGTAAGTGAATCAGAACTGTCAATGCACCTTGAGTTTAAACGTAAAGAGTTGGAAGACGCAGATGCAATGCGTGATGCACAACGTAAGATGGCATGGTTCTCATTGTATGGTATGTTGTTATATCCCGCAATGGTAATACTATGTGTAGTGTTTGGTATTGATCAAGCATCTAAAACCCTTGGTGACATGGCACCGACATACTTTGTATCAGTCGCCGCAATCGTTGCCGCCTTCTATGCGAAAGATGCCATAACAAGCAAAAAATAATGGAACCAGAACTCATTACTTGGCGTGGTACGCCGGGAGTCGGTGATTTTATGTGGGCACTTAATTCTGCCCACAATTTCTGTTGGGCAGAAAAAACTACTGCCATCTTAGAGATGCACTGGGAACATGATGAGGATTATATACATCATCCAGATGAGGAAGAGACCATTATAGAACGAATGGCATTCATACATAATTTCTATCATAGGAAAGATGATGTTGAGGTTGTACATGTCTTCAATGCAGTCAGTAGATACAAACACTGGAAGTATAAAGACGATATCATTAAAGACGAAGATGGTAATGCAAGACAAGTAGCAAAGCATTCACGTGGAGAAAAGGCAAGGTTCTATTTCGATAGTGGTAAGTATTCAGATGAGATAGGTGGAAAGATACCAGACAACGACTGGGTGTTTCGTGATGACATTGTTCATCCTCGTAAGCAAAACAAGATAGTTATCTGGAGACCAACCTTCAATGCAGAAATACCAAGAACTTGGAAAAGAGGGTTGACAAATGTTGAATGGGATGATATAATAAGTATGTTGCGTGGGCAGGGATTCAATGTAGTTGAACTCACCTATAGAACACCAGTATCAGAAGCATTCTATGAGATATCTACATGTAGATTAGTATTATGTTATGATGGTATGTGGCATTATATAGCAAGAAACTTTAGTATACCTATGATAGTTATAAGTAAAGATGGAGTAACTAAGTATCACACACCACACGCAGTAGCGGCATCTGGTCTAAAAGAAGATAACTATAACGTATGGTGGTACCTAAAAAACATTGGAGAGTTTCTGGGTATACCAAGAAAACAAGCAGTAGAGCATCAAGAAAGGAGTAAGAAATATTATGAAGTCAGAGATTAAAATCGACAGAGCAGTCATAGAGATACAGGGTGCCTGTAATTTTGATTGTACTATGTGTCCACAAGACAAAAGGACTGGAGGAAGGCATAAAGGTTTCCTGCGTAAGATGAATCTACTCGACTTCGAAGATAACGTTGCCGACTGTAAACAGCATGGAATGAATGTAGTGAATCTGGATGGATCTGGAGAAGCAACATTAAATAACAACCTACCAGAATACATTAAGATCGTTAAGAAGTATGATGCAATGTCAGTCATCTTCTCTAATGGTTTCCGTATGCATGGTCAATACATGAAAGATTGTGTTGATGCAGGATTAGACTTCTTTAGGTTCTCGTTCATCGGCCCTACACCAGAACTGTATGATAAGTGGATGCACAACAAACGTGGATCTTCTTATCATCTAATTAAGAAACACGTAAAAGAGATGATGGATTACGTTAAAGAAACAGGATCGAATTGTGTTGTAGAAACATACCACCTTATTACAGACAACGATAATCTTGATCAAGAACTGGAGCAGTACAAAGCATTAGTAGACGAACTGGGTTGTAAGACCGAGATCTGGAAGATGCATAACTGGTCTGGTGCGTATGATATCGGAGAGACAAACGCACGTAAGGGTGAGACCAAATCATGTGGTAGACCTTTCTCTCCAGACGTAGTAATACGTGCAGGTGGATTAGACGGCAAACGTGGTGCAGTCCACCCGTGTTGTCAAGTACTTGGTAGAGATGAAGAAGCAGTACTTGGTCACACATCCGAGAACACTATCGAAGAAATCATTAGGGGTGAGGAGTACTCTGCATTGAGACAATCACATAGGGATAAGACCTATACAGATTATTGCAGAGATTGTGATTTTTTACTTGACGCACCCGAAACTTTAGTGTATACTAATAATAATCGTGCAGAACAAAAAATGCTCGGCACGTCATTCTCATTGGAGGATTACAGAGATGTATAATAAATTGAAAGAGGTATGGTTGACATGGATAAAGGAAGAGTACGAAGTTACCTTCTGGTTTCCATCTACGGATCAATTCAATCCATTACCCGTAAAGAAAACCTATAAGGTAAAGAAGATCCACAAGAAAACACAAAAGCATTTTGTTGCGACTGATCTTCTTGGAAGACAACTTGAAATTAAAACAACAGAACCATTTGACTTTAGGATAGTGAAGAAGTATTAATTATGAAAAGAATGATATACCAAGTGTGCTTGGGTGAAGCGTCTAACAGTAAATTATATAAACACTGCATCGAATCTGTTGCAGACTATTGTGAGAAGTATCACATCGAACATATCGTACAAAACCAACCTATACTGAAGATCAAACCCGATATATTCAGTAGCAATCGTAGTACTGATAGTTATGAAAAGCACGGTGGATATCTTCCTATCTATGAGAAAGAGAATGCGTTTGACTTACTTGATAATTATGATCAAGTGGCAATCATAGATAGTGACATCTACATAAGACCAACCGCACCCAATATCTTCGATGAGTTTGGTGATGATTGTGATATGGGTGTAGTGTTCGAACGTGAGATGCCTATCACCGAACCTTATCTGGCAAAGATCAAGAACTACTCACAGATGCAATATCATTCTCTACACAGCAATAATGCAGACTTCAAACCTAACAGTCGTGGATTTGAGTTTGCTAACATGGGTATGATTGTAATGAACAGAACGTTTAAGACTTGGTTGGCAGATCACAGTGCCAAAGAGTTCTTGATGCGTCCACAGTTCAGAGACTTTATCGATGGTAAAGGTGCGTGGAAATGGTCTACCGATCAAACACTATTGAACTACTTCATCAAGAAGTATCCAGTTAATGTTAAACACATGAGTCATGAATGGAATGGATTATTTGGTGCCAACACAAAGTTAGATGAATGTCACTTCATTCACTTCTTCCTTAAAGACTTGTTACCAGAACGAGGGGAGAATGTCGAGGAGTTGATGAATTCGATATGAGAGGATTAGTTATACAATTAAAAGGACAGTACTTTGATGAGTTGCAGAGAAGTATTGAGAAGCACAATTCAAGGGTTTACGTTGAATCTTTTCGTGCGACATCACCAGATACTATCAAGGAAGATACTAAACAGTTCCCGTGGTTTAAGTGGACATGGCCCATGCACTCTCAGCAAGATGGTCTTGATATGAAAACAGGACTATATAAGTTTGCCTATCAAGCACAAGATCAGCAGAAGAAGATTGCGTGTTCGGTAAGTCACATGAGAGCATGGCAAGAGTGTGTTGACTATGGAAGACCAATGTATATATTTGAGTCAGATGCTATTCTAACACGTGAACTACAACCGCATGATTTAACTGGTGCAGACGGTAAACCCAAAGCAGATATAATTGGATTGAATGATCCAAGGGGTGCAACTCGTAGAGCACTTAGTTTCCATGGACAAGTGAGTTCCAGACATACCGAAACACAAGAAACAATTCACCCAGTTCCTAATCTATCGGCAGTAGGAGAACCACCAGTACCACATGGATTGGCAGGTAACAGTGCCTACTATATAACTCCAGTAGGTGCAAAGAAACTATTAGAGGGAGCAAAAGAGTACGGGATGTATCCAAACGATGCATTTATGTGCAAAGAACTATTTCCGTGGATCCGCACTGCGTATCCATATTTTACTAAAGTAAGTGGTGTGAAGAGTACCACTGTTAATTGAGAACATTATGAATTTATTACACAACAACATCCTTGTAACTGAGAACACAGAAAAAGAAAGTACTAGTGCGGGTGGTATTCTTTTAACCGAAAATATTACCTCTGGACACAAACCTGCAACCGTATTGGCAGTGAGTCTTGCAGTGGCAAACGAATACACCGACACACTAAAAGCACGTGACACTGTATACTTGGATTGGTCTAAGTCAATGCCAGTAGAAGTTGACGGACTGAAGTGTGCGGTTATTGACATCGAACATGTCAAGATGGTAGTAGCAAAGTGACACCAACTAATTTCGTAATCACTATAATGGACAATAAAGACTCTGTGGAAGCATCGCAGAGATGTATTGATAGTGCACGAAAAAGAAATATGTCAGTGACTCGGTTCCCTGCTATTACTCCAAGAACTGAAGGGTTCGAGGACATGGTAGAAAACACGGGTCTTAATATAGAGGCATTTTCTACGGGTTACTCTCGACCAGAGAATGCTCTGGCATGTTTCCTATCACATATGTCATTATGGCAATATGCTGTAGAGAACAAATGTAATACAATGATACTTGAGCATGATGCTATATTTACGGATACTGTAAGAAACATTCCGTTTGATAGGTGTGTGACTATTGGCAAACCAAGTTACGGTACTTACAATACACCAGAAACTCTGGGTACTCAACTGTTAGTACATAAGAGATATTTTGGGGGTGCACATGCATACATTGTATCACCTCTTGGTGCAGAGATGCTAATCGATAAAGTTAGAACAAACAGTGAACCAACAGATGTTTATTTGAATAGGGACAACTTCTCGTTTCTTGAAGAGCACTATCCATGGATAGTCGAAGTAGAAGATAATTTCTCTACTATTCAACAAGAAGCAGGAATATACGCAAAACATAACTATGACAAAGGAATAAAGATCATAGAGGCATAAGATGATATCACTTATTACAGTATGTACAGACGCATATCCAATGACGTATGCTCGTAAATTGATTACACGATTCAAAGAACTATCAGAGTTTGAGGTGAATGCTTATTGTATTACTGATAGACCAGATGAGATTAATGACATTGCCGTTACTGTAGAACCACCGTATGGTGCAGGTAAGGGTTGGTGGAACAAGATCAAAGTATATGACTCGTTTTATAAAGATGAGTTTGCAGTCTATCTGGACATTGATACAGTATTGATCAAGAACTTTGATGATGAGATACAAGAGGCAATGGATAAGTTAAACCAAAGAAACTATAAAGTTGCATGTGTCTCAGATGCTATAGGTTGGAAAAACAATAAATATAGTAGTTCAATGATGGTATTGAAGAGGGGTGAGATGAAAGATGTGCATGACCTCTTCAATTTAGAATCATGGAGACTATTTGATTATGATGGTGGTGATCAAGTCTGGGTTGGCAGGTTACTTGAAGAATGGTGGCCTGGTGGTATATCAGACGTTTGGTATATGGATGAAAGTAATCCCAGTCTGAAATTAAACTTAAAATTTCATCTCGGTGAGAAGATATTGGGAGCATGGAAGTTCCCGTCTTACCTACCATCTGAATGTAAGATAGTAGATTGTGGTGGCAAACCAAAACCACATGAGTTGGAATATTTAAAATATATAAAGGAGAATTGGCACGATGTTTAGTAAATTACTAATGGGTCTGATTCTTATAATGGGGATCATGGGATTCACGTATAAGATGACAACAGACCGAACAATCGCAGAGTTGAATGCGACTATTGCAACCCAAGGTTCTTTACTTGTTGCTTTCGAAACAAGAGAAGCAGAACAAGCAAGAACTATTGAGGCAATGGAAAACAACTTAAAGAAGACTACCGAAGCACTCGGTACTCTTAACACGAGGAACGCAGAGATAGAGAATGAGAACAAAAGGTATCTCAGCATCTTTGCACGTCACGATCTGGCACGACTTGCAAGTGCAAAGCCTGGTCTAATAGAAACAAGAATTAACAAGGGGACTGCAAATGTATTTAAGAGCATCGAAGACGATACTGCTATCATTGACACTATTGACGATTAGTGGTTGCTCTACTTTGGGTATGAGTTTTGGTAAACCACCTGCTCCAATCCCTGTAGAGATTAAAACTGTTGAGGTTAAGATCCCCATCATTCACCCAGAACTACCAAGGCAAATAGATCTAAAGGTACCGCAGTGGTATGTTGTGTCAGAAAAGAATGTCGATACATTTCAGACAGACATTAGAAAACGTCACGCAGGTGACTTAGTGTTTGTTGCAATGTCTGTAGGAGACTATGAATTGATGTCCTACAACATGCAAGAGATCAAACGATATATAAATCAATTAAAGGAAGTCGTTGTATACTATCGTACAATGAACGAGGACGAAGTTCCAGAACCGATAGTAGAAGAAAAGGAAGGTAAGTAATGTATGAATATAATTGTAAAGTCCGCAGAGTTGTTGACGGCGATACTGTGGATGTCGATATTGATTGTGGTTTCGGTATTGTCTATGCTAACCAGCGCATTCGCCTATACGGTATTGATACTCCCGAATCGAGGACGAGAGATCCTATTGAAAAGTATTTCGGGAAAATGGCAGGGAAGTTCCTATCGGACAAACTCGGAGAAGAGTGCGTACTCAGAACTCACAAGGACAAGTCGGGAAAGTATGGACGGATCCTCGGACAATTCTTAGTATATGATGGTGTCAGTGATACACAGATGACTGTGAATGATATCATGATTCGTGATGGTTTGGCAGTGGCATACCATGGTCAGTCTAAAGATGACGTAGAAGCAGAACACCTAAGTAACAGAGTTGTTTTAAGTGAACGATTAAATGTGGATCCAACTGATCCAGAAGTAAACCCATATATTTAATTAAGGATTAGATTATGAGATGGAATGTGCTCGGCAATGGTGATCATGCGTATCAATTTAAAAGAGGAACTGAGGGTAAGTTATTAATATGTAACATGCCCCCTTTCGAGGTACCTAACACCGAAGTCTTTGCTACCTGTATGGTAGACTATAAAATGATGGGTGCATTAGCAGAAGGTAAGATTCAGTTAGATATGTACGACTGGATCCTTGGTACACGTCCAAGACACTGGATGGAAATGAATCCTGCATTCTACATGAAGTATGCACAGAAGATTAAAGCAATGCATACGCACGTACCAGAGTATGCACAACTACAAGGGCAAAATGCTAATCAAGCGGCAACTAACTATAGTTGCGGTCATATGGCAGTTGATTATGCATGTCGTGTAAAGGGTGCGACTGAAGTACACATATATGGTTTCGACTCTATGTTCGATACCACTTTAAGAAGTTATACAGACTTACTACTTGAATCAGATCGTAGTAATGAAAACACCTTTCGTCTCGCAAACAATTGGAGACCTGTCTGGACTGGATTGTTCGCAGAATTTGACAAGACGGAGTTTTTCCTGTATCATAGTCATGATAGGATCAAATTTCCTATCGGTAATAACGTAACTATTAAAGTGGAGAAGTAATGAAAATATTAAATAAAATTAAATCAATTAGATGGGAAGATGTAAGAGACTCAGCAATAGATGTCCTTTCATGGTTGTACGAGGAAGTACTGTTGACCTGTAAAGATATTAAGAGTGCACATATGGTTTACCCAAGGGTAATTTATACTGCATTAGTCTTGATCTTGATTGCTCTATTTGTATAAATAAGAGTATCAAACTAACAACAGAGACTCACTCTCAATGAAGAAGTTCAACCATTTTATAACTGAACAAGAACTAATGCAGAATACTGCCGAAGACTTGATGGAGAAACTCATCACGTTCGGTGGTAAAGCATATCCTAAGTTCGGTAACATTGTCGTAATGGCAGGTGGTGCAGGATCTGGTAAAGGTTTTGTTCTTAACAAGTTGGTTGGTGTGGAAGGAAAGGTGTTTGACGTTGACGAGTTGAAGAGACTTGCATCTAAGACACCTGCTATTAAAAAGAGAGTACAGAAAGAACTTGGTGTTGATATCGAAGCACTTGGTAAAGATCTAAAGAATCCAGATAACGTATCTAAATTACACGACATTATTGCAAACTTTCTTGGAGCAGATAAAGGTAAGGAACGTATGTTCTACCGTTCTGTTCTCACGTCACCTGCTGATCGTAAACCAAACATCATCTTTGATATGACCTTTAAAGAGTTAAGCAAACTTGAGAAGGTTGCCAATGATGCATCTAAGTTAGGTTACGACAAGAAGAACATCCATATCGTATGGGTAGTGAACGACATCGAAGTTGCAAAAGCACAGAATGCTAAACGTGCACGTAGAGTTCCTTCAGAGATTCTAATCAACACACACCGTGGTGCCGCTAATACCATGGGTGATATCATCAACATGGGTAATAAACTCAAGAAGTATATGGATGGGGATATCGTATTCGCATTCAACAAGGTTGGTGTTGATGCTAACCTTGCAACATCTGGTAAGGGTGGTTCGTATGTTAAAGATGCGAATTACTTCTACGTCAAGAAGCAGGGCAAAGCACCTACTTCTGTCGATCAGTTAGATAAAGATATCAGACGTAAAATTAAGGGTTATGTACCTAAGAACGTAGACTGGGATTAATTGAACTTACGAGTACTGTAAGTACTAATCATATTATCCAGTATAGCATATTCAATTGCCTTATCTTCTTCGGACAAACCTCTGAAGTGATCATCCCAAATATTACGCATAGCAAACACTTCGTTTAACCATTCTTGGTTTTCGTGCACTACTCCACCAATGTGTTTGGTGTGATCATGACTCTGGTAGTTCAAATCAATAATATCAAATCCGTTCTCACAGTATGGTGCAAACGTACTTCTAATGTGGTGATGTGTTACTTCGGTATCTTCGGTTTTCTTGGGAACACCTGCAAATATAACACAATCATAATTAGTGTCGGGTGGTGTCTCTATACTAACAGAATTATCACCGTGTTTGTATTGTCCACTCATTGGAACCAGAGACATCTCATATCTTTTATAAACAGCATTCATTATACCACGATGACGTGACTCTGGTGGCACAGCAGTATGCATCTCAGTAAAGTATCCTTCTGGTTTCCAATACTTATATGCCATAAACACTACAGGTAAGAACTGAACCCATATATTAGGATCAGTCATTGTTTCTGCAATAGACTTATATGATGGAGTGAGAAACAAATCCCTATCAGATCCACGTGGGAAAGACCAGTTCTTCTGTGCTGTGTTAAAGTGTCCTACGAATAGGATCTTTCTGTATCCACGGAGAGTGATATAATTCATTAACATGGGCACGTAGTTGAACACTTCACTTACTACGTGTGAATGTTCATCTTCCCATTGAACGTCAATATCATTTTTACGTTGCTCTGCACCAAGTAGGTAGTTTAACTTACCCCACTGATTCTTCTTGGTTTCGTTATGAATGTATCTACTTTGAGAAGTCTTGCCTCTTCGTAGACCATTCGCAACCAATTCATTGACTGCTCTATAGATCATGGTTATCCCTTGTAAATGTTTTGTATGTGGGTCTCGAACTGCTCGATCTTATCAAGTCGTTTGGGCCACAATATGTAATCCTTTTCTGGATTCTGTTTAAGATTGTTTAACAATGGTTGTATCGCATTGTATAACTTATCTAATCGTTCTGTCGTTGAGTCTACACTTGATGATGCTTCTACAACCTTAGTTTGTGCTTCTTGCACAACATCCAGTTCATCTGCATCAACAATAGTGAACCCAAAATCAAATAGTTCTTCACTCATATTTATACCTGTATGGTTTGTTTCTTCTTATTCTATTTATATATATTAGGGTATTAACTGGAGAAAAAAGATGAATCCAAATAACGAAATAAAATCAACAATTAAAGAGTTCTGTGACTATAGACCTATGTCAGAGAATTCCCAGATACGAGAAGACTTTGAACAGATGTACAAAGATGATCCAAATATCTTCTATCTGCGTATGGCACTAGAAAACCATCTGGGTCAACGGCAGGTGTTACGTGGATAAATGGTGGAAGATCTGGAAACACGCACTCGGAGCTTTCGATGAGGAAGACGGGTACGACCCAGTTAATGAGAATAGAATCTCATTGATTAGGACGTTTATCGTGTTTACCAATCTACTATGTGGTTGGATAATTATAGTCAACATTATTAAGGACTGGATATGAGTAAGTTGTGGAGACTCTGGGCAAAGAGTCTGGGTGAGAAGGTAGGAGAAACAGATCAACA